CTGGCGGCGGATTGCCCGGACAACGATTGCCGGGTCTACCTCAACATCTTCAACGGGGCCCGGGAGCTGGATGCCGCCCTGGACAACCTGGACGCGGAAGGCGCTCCGGCGCTCGCCTTGCGGAAGGCGCTCCGAGAACGGGTCGGAGAGCTGGCGGAGATGTTCGACGGGAACTTCGCCGTCAAGCAGTATCGGAAGGAGGCGAGATCATGAACGGGTTAGACCTCTTTAGATCCCCGAAGACGGCGGCGGACGAGATCGCCGACATCGTCTCGGCACAATGTCCGCCCGTTGTCCCTGAGAACTGCGACGCCTTCTCATGCCGGGAGTGCTGGCTTGCGTGGCTGACTACAGGCGAACCGCCAAAAGAAAAGGGGCCGTCCGACAAGCAGACAGCCCCGGGCAGAGACTCCGCTCCATACTACCCGCCCACAGAAGCAATCAGAAAAGCAGCAGAAAGACTTAAGGACGGAAACATGGAGTACACGGCTATAGCTCTTATTCGGGCTCATGATGGCGAAGAACTTCCGCAGCCTTAAACGCATACGCCCGAGCGATGATCGAAGCTGCATAGTATGTTTCACGGCATACCGCTATAATTGCTTCCTTTTGGGCGTCGCTAAGGTTGGCTCCGGCGTGTTCATCGGAGTCGAGGATGGTTTTGCGAAGGCGCTCCCCAAGAATAGACCAGTCGGCGTCACGACAGGCATCTACCTCGTCATGAACTCGCTCCACAGCGTTGAGAACATCGTCACACATTTAGATCACCTCCTTCCCGGGCCGGAAGCCCTACTTCGATTATACCAGCGCCGGGGAGGGGCACACAAGGAGGAAACAGCAGCATGAAAGCAGAACTCAAACGAGCCGCCGACCTCGTCGCCTTCCAGCGGCGGGAAGCCCTGGCCCGGAAGCGGCTCTCGGGCGATCCCCGGAACCCCTTCCGGCCCCGCTACGGGGCGGAGCTGACCTTTGCGTCCTCCGCACAGGAGGCGGAGACCCTGGGCTATATTCTCAAATTACTTGAGAAGGAAGCGGCCCGGGAGTGTGCGCGGCGGGTCATCCCCACGCTGGACGCGATCCTCGACTTTGTCATCGGGCTCGGACTTCTGGCCCTGGCGATGCTGGGCGTCGCCGCCGCGTGTGTGGCGGCGGGAGCGCCGGACGGCATCACCCGGACAGCGGCGCTTTTGGGCGTGGGTTTCATCACGGCCCTCTCGCTGCACCGCCTGGGGCGGAAGTAATTCTAAGAACGACTACACAGGAAGGAGGACAGCGATGAAAAGCAACGGCAAACTTTGCCCCCTGGGGAAGCTCGTCGTCAAGGCACTCGCCGACCAGGAGAAGACAAAGTCGCAGCTTGCCGCCGAGATCGGGACGTCGCCGCAGTATCTAAGCTACATTCTGTACGGCGTCCGCTCGGGCGAGAAGTACCTCCCGGCGCTCATCGCGGCCCTCAAGCTCGACCCCCGGAAGGTCGAGAAGGCAACGGCAGCATGACAGCAGGAAGGGAGGGACAGGAGTGCCGGACGTATTTATCACCATGAAGGAGGCGGCGGAGTTCGAGGGGCTCACCTATAAAGGAATGACCTCAAGAGTCTCCCGCAACCCCAAGCAGTACAAGACCAAGACGCAGCCCCAGGAGGGCGGAGGCAAGGAGCAAGTTTTGATTGCGGTCTCCTCGCTCTCCCCAAAGGGCCGGAAGGCGTGGCGGGCGGCGCAGAAAGTGGACGGGAGGGATGTCGTCATAGAGAAGCGAACGGAGTCCGCGCCCTGGTACGTGGGCGTCGACCTCAACCACTACACGGAGCAGAACAAGAAGGCGTTCTATGAAGCCGTTGAGCTGGCGGCGCGGGTTCAAGACTTCATCGACTACGACGGGCCCGACCGCACGGCCTACGCGGAACGCTACGCGCTGGGGCTGGGCGTGAGCCTCCCCACCCTCTACCGCTACGTGGAGAACGTACTCAAGGCGAGCGCGTGGGCGCTCAAGATGGAGAAGGAGGACGGGCAGAACCGGGACTACTTCCGGGCGCTGGCCTTGTGCCGGAAGCCGAGGGAGAAAGCCTCCTTCCCGAGCCTCACGGACGAGCAAAAGGCGCTCATTCAAAATATCTGGTTCGACCGCCGCTTCGCCGCCAACCTGGGCACGATCGAAATGCTCTACGAGAAGTTCGAGGAGGTGGGGCAGGGCCGGGGCTGGGAGAGCTACCCCAGCATCAAGACGGTCGCCCGGTACATCAAGCACCTCATGGACAGCCGGGGCGGAGAGTCGGCCCGCTACCTCGCGGCCAACGGTTCCCGGGAGTGGAAGAACAAGAAGATGCTCAAGGGCAAGCGGGACGCGACGAGCCTCAAGGTCATGGAGTACGTGGTGGGCGACGAGCACACCTTCGACTTTTGGGTTCAGTGGGTCGCCCCGAACGGGAAAGTCAAGGCCGTCCGCCCGAAGCTCGTCGCATGGATGGACATGCGGAGCCGGGCGATCGTGGGCGACGTGGCTTGTGTAGACGCCAACAACCAGACCCTCAAGGAGAGCCTTGTGAAGATGCTCTACTCCCACCCGGGCGGCGTTCCCCACATCCTGCACGTGGACAACGGCAAGGACTACACGGCGAAGACCATGACGGGCCAGAGCCGGAAGAAGCGGAACATCGAGTTCGAGTTTGACGCGGAGACGGTGGGCTTCTACCAGAGCATCGGCATCGAGGAGGTGGGGCGGTCGCTCCCCTATCAGCCGTGGGACAAGCCGATCGAGCGTTTCTTCTCGACCGTGTGCTCCAAGTTCTCAAAATGGTTTGAGAGCTACACGGGTACCCTCACGGGTTCCAAGACCTACGCCAAGCGGCAGAAGGACGTCGACGGGATGCTCGAGCGCGGGGAGCTGCTCACGATGGAGGAGTTCTTCGAGGCGTGGACGGAGTGGAAGGAAACGAAGTACCACACCCGGGAGCACCGGGGCCTCAAGGACGCGGGCGAGAAGTGGGTCACGCCGATCTCGCTCTTTGAGAACGGGGAACGCTATGAGAAGGCGGCACCGCCCCGGGAGTATGCGGCGATGCTGCTCATGAAGGCGGACACCGCCCTCGTGCGGAACCAGGGGATCACCAAGTTCGGGACGCTCTACACGGACTACGAGCTTTGTCACTACGTCGGCAAACACGTCGGCATCAAGTGGGACATCGACGACGTCACGAAGCTCTATGTCTTCGACGAGGAGGGCCGGAAGATATGCGAGGCCGTCTCCGCCGAGCTCCTGGCCTTCGGGCCCCACTGTTCGCAAGCGGCGCTTGAGCGCCACCTCCGCGACCAGAAGCGGCAGGAGAAGGAAATGCGCGAGATCCTGGAAGACATGCGGAGGCCCTACGAGCTCCGCGTCCAGGAGGGCGGACGCCCCTCGAGCGCGGTCGGCATGATCGACCTCACCATCAAGGCGGAGCGGAGCCCGAAGGTCATCGCCCTCCCGAACGACAAGGAATACCGGGCGGAAGCGGCGGCAAGCCGGAAGGCCGGGAAGAAGACATCCGGGGACGAGTTCCTCACCAACAAGGCAGACGACGCCCTCGCCCGTTTGAGGGCCATGAACGAATAGGAGGTACAACATGGAAGTCACAGCAGCAGCGGCCCAGGCCGTAACCTATACCAGCAACAAGAGCCTCGCGGAGCAGATCAACGACTACCTCGCGACGACGAAGACCAGCATCGCGACCCTGGCAAGCGAGATCCCGGGCTATTCCCGCCCGACGATCTCCCGCTACCTCTCGGGCAAGTACGAGGGGGACATCGCAGCCATTGAGAAGCTGCTCGCGGACTGGCTGGCCGGGCGCACCGGGGAGGACGTGGCCCTCCCGGAGCCGGGCCGGAAGACCGGGACGAAGCCCGCCTTCTTTGAGAGCCGGGACGCCCTCAAGGTGCTGGGCGTGTGTCAGAGCTGTCAAGAGTACATCGGGCTCGGCATCGTGGTCGCCCGCAGCGGCTACGGCAAGACCTACTCCCTCCGGCAGTACGCCAAGCTCCCCCGGGTCGCCTATATCGAGTGCGACGACACCATGAGCAGCCGGGATCTTGTGGAGGCGATTGAACGGGCCCTCGGCATCCCCAGCGGCTACGGGACGATCTGGCGCAGGGTCAACGGCATCCGGGACTATTTCAACACGAACAAGGGCTACCTCCTCATCATCGACGAGGCGGACAAGCTCGTCTCAAAGTACACCCAAAAGAAGATGGAGATCCTCCGGGCAATCTTCGACCAGTCGGACGTGGGGCTCGTCATCGCCGGGGAGCCGAAGCTCGAGGCGCAGATCAAGACCTACCTCGTCCGCATGGCGAACCGGGTCGACTTCTACGTCAGCCTCAAGGGGCTTGACCCCTCGGAGGTGGAGGGCTACCTCGCGGGCTTCGAGGTCGCGCCGGACGCGATGGTCGAGCTCAAGGCCCGGGCCTGCAACATGCAGACGGGATGCTTCCGCCTCCTCGACCGCACCCTCTCCAATGTGTCCCGCATCCTTGAGGAGAGGGGCGAGAGGGTCGTCACGGTCAAGATCATTGAGCAAGCCTCGAGCCTCATGATGCTTTGACGCGGAGGAGGCCGGGACAATGAAAATGAGAAAGCAGCGGCTCATGGGGCTCGCTATGCTGGCGATCACCGCCCTCATCCTGGTTATGGCCCGAGGCGGGAGGACGCCGGAGGACAGCGACGCGACCGCCGCCTTCCTCACCGGGCCCCTGGGCTTGTATATGCTCCTCTCGAAGACCTACATCCTATACGACGGCGAGGAGCAGGAGGCGGGCGGGCAGAAGGAAAGCGTCGGGGAGGCAGCTCCCCGGGCACATAACAAAACTACAAGAAAGGAAGTTGTCAACACATGGCAAGAAAGAGAGTGGTCGAGCCCTCGGGCGTCAAGACCTGGGAGGACGCAAACGACGCCCTCCGTCAGATTGCGGAAGCGCAGCTCGCCCTCGCGGACATTGAGGGTGAGATGAACAAGCAGATCCTCGGGGCGAAGAAGGCCGCAGAGGAGCAGAGCAAGCCGTACAAGGACAGGGTCGCCAAGCTCGAGCGCGAGCTCAAGGATTTTGTCACCGAGCACCGGGCAGACATGGGGAAGACGAAGACCCGGGCCCTCACCTTCGGCGAGGTAGGGTTCCGGCTCTCGACCTCCGTGTCGCTCCCCCGGGCGAAGGAGAAGATCGAGGAGATCATCCGCCGCCTCAAGACCCGGCAGATGATGGACTGCATCGTCGTCAAGGAGGACGTCTCGAAGGAGGCCCTCAAGAAGTACGGCGAGGACACCGTCAACGCGGTCGGCGCTACCTGGAAGCAGCAAGACGTCTTTGGCTATGAGCTGAACTTCTCGAAGCTGGAACAGGTCAAGGCCGGGCAATAAGAGGGCCGAGAAACGAGGTGTAAATCATGGCAGCAGCAACAACACGCAGCGGGCGGAAGCTCCCCTCCATCCGCACCCTATGGGCGATCGCCAAGTCGCCGGAGCTGGGGCTCACGGACGAAGACCTCCACGGGGTCGTGTACCGGGAGACGGGCAAGGGGAGCATGAAGCAGCTCACCCAGGGCGAGATCACCGCCGTCGCCCGCGTCCTGCAAAACATGAAGGACAGCGCAGCCCGGGGAAGCCGGAGCAAGCGCACGGATGAGGGAGGCAACCCCACGACCGAACGGCAGCGCCGGAAGATCTACGCGCTGACCGAGGCCCTCGGCTGGAACAGCGACAAGCGCCGGATTGAGGGGTTCGTGAAGCGGATGACGGGCATCGACCGCCTTGAATGGCTGGACGCGGGCCAGTGTGAGAAGGTCATCGAGGGGCTCAAGGCAATCCTCGCCCGGGAGCAGCGGAAGGAGGGCGCGGATGGACGTCGGGACAAGTAAAGGGCTTGAGAGCTTCCTCGCCTTCCTCCGGGAGACCACGGAACGGCACAGGATGGCGGAGGCCGACCGCGCTGAGGCGGAGGCCGCGACGCAAGACCTCCTCCACGCGCTCGAGCTGGGAGACGACAAGGCCCCGGGCCGGGCGCGGCTGGGGCTCAAGATCCGGGAAGTGCGGCGGCAGCGCCGGACGGCGAAGGACATCGCGGAGCAGACCCGGCCCGTGGTGGATTGGGTAGAGCAGAACCGCACCGTCATCAAGGGCCTTGAGCGGCTTTTAGGCGATGTCCGCAAGCAGGAGCGCCGGAGCGAGGGGCGCAGCTATGCGCCCCGTACCCACATATTAGAGGACATACGGCGCGACGGAGAGAAGGAGGGGCAGCATGAACAACTTTGACGAGCCCGTCAAGAAGGCGGAGACCGACGCGGAGATCCTGGACGCGCTGCAAGGGGTCAAGCTGACACAGGACGAGATCCGGCGCGGGGCGTGTGGCGGGATGGGGCTCGCCTTTTTCCGGGCCTACTATGAGAAGCTCCCGGAGGAAGTCGCCCGCCGCCTCACGGAGATCGACACCGAGGCCGTGGAGCACATCACCCGGGCGACGGGTCTCAACCTGTCCGGCTCGCTCCTGGATCGGTTCGGGGAGAAGCTGGCAAGCGACGCCGCCTTCGCCCAGGTCATCCGGGCGGCGAACGTGTACCGGGGGCGGCTGGGCTACGCTCCCCTCGGGCCGGACGGCTGGCCGGAGGTGGAGACATGAGCGAAAGAGCGCGGAAGGCGGGGCAGTTTGCCGGAGCGGTGGAGCGGCTGGCCGTGGAGCTGGCGATGGTCGAGATCATCCAGGCGCGGCGGTTCCTGGGCAAGCCCACCAGCAAGAAAGACCGCGAGGAGCTGCTCAAGCTCACGACCCCCGAGCTTGCCTCGGCAGCCCAGGCACTCGGAGCCGCCGTACACCTTCGGCAACAGATGGAGATAGCGGAGTTCACTCGGGGCCTCATAGAACAGCAGAAAGCCGCGCAGGAGCCCCAGGGCGGGCCGCTTCCGTGTTGAGGGGGGAGTTATGCCAACGAAGAAGAAGCGCCTCACACAGCGCGAGAAGGCCGAGAGAGCAGCGATGAAGAAGCAGCTCCAAGCGGAGGGAGTCCTCCCGCCCGACAAGCCCAGGCTCAACCGCAAGAAGTTCGCCCGGGAGACCTGGGCGGAGTGGGAGGAGTTCCTCAAGGGCGACCCGATCCGGGCGGAGGTCTCCCTTCTCCGGGCGGTGGAGTTCATAGCGGGCCCGGAGCTTCCGGCAGTCACGCCGGAACAGGTGGGCGTCTATAAGGCCCTCAAGCTGGCGGTGGAGTACAACAAATTCCTCCGCAAGCTGGAAGCCGAAGGGCGCAGCAAGTACACAATCGGGGAGCTGGCCGACGAGGTCGTCCTCCCCATCTGGAAATTATAAGGAGGCAAACAACACATCATGAAGTACAGCAAAAGCAACCCGCCCATGACGTGCATGATGACACAGAGCACGTGCTACAAGGGCACCAAGAAGATGACGGTCAAGGGCGTCTTGTGGCACAGCACCGGGGCGAACAACCCGACCCTCAAGCGATATGTTCAGCCGGACGACGGCGCACCCGACCGAGCCGAGCTCCTGTCCAAGCTGGGCACCAACGCGAACAAGAACGACTGGAACCACATCGACACACAAGCGGGCCTGAACGCCTGGATCGGGAAGCTCGCGGACGGGAGCGTCGCGGCGGTTCAGACGATGCCCTGGGACTTTAGGCCGTGGGGATGTGGGAGCGGCAGCAAGGGGTCATGCAACAGCGGATGGATTCAGTTTGAAATCTGTGAGGACGCCTTGACGGACGCCGACTACTTCGCCGCCGTGTATCAAGAGGCGTGTGAGCTGACGGCGTACCTCTGCACCCTCTACGGCATCGACCCCAAAGGAACCGCCGATTGCTCCGGCGTCACCGTCCCGACCATTTTGTGCCACGCGGACAGCCACAAACTAAAGCTCGGCAGCAATCACGCCGACGTGACACACTGGTTCCCCAAGTTCGGGAAGTCGATGGAGACCGCCCGGGACGATGTCGCGGCCCTGATGAGCGGCTCCACCGCGCCGGGCACGGAAGACAAGACGGCGATCATGGGCAAGGCCCAGGCCACCGCGTCACAGATGGCGGCGTTCTGCTTGAGCAAGAACGCCTCGCCGCAGCTCCCGAGCTGCACCGTGGAGGAGCTGGCCCGCATGTTCATCGAGGAGGGCGAGGCCGAGGGCGTCCGGGGCGACGTGGCCTTCGCGCAGAGCCTCCACGAAACGGGCTATTTCAAATACGGCGGCATCGTGACGCCGGAGATGAACAACTTCGCGGGCATCGGGGCCCTCAACGGCAACGCCACGGGACAGGCGGCGAGCTTCCCCGACCCGCGCACGGGCGTCCGGGCGCAGATCCAGCACCTCAAGGCATACGCATCCACCGAGGCCCTCGTGAACGCTTGCGTCGACCCCCGCTTCTCCCTGGTCGCCCGTGGCGTGGCCCCCTATGTGGAATGGCTGGGCGCGGCGGACAACCCGCAGGGGCGCGGCTGGGCGGTTCCCGGCGCGGGCTATGGGGCGAACATCGTGAAGCTGCTCGGCCAGATCCTCGCCTTCCAAGACCCGGGGGACGGCTACCCGGCCAATACCCCGGAATGGCAAAAGGCGGGCTTTGAGGCCCTGGTAGAGCGCGGCATCATCAACTCCCCGGACGTGTGGAAGGCGAAGTTCGACCAACCGATCAAGGTCGGGGAAATCCTGGCGATCATCGGCAGGATGTAACAGGAAGGGAGGGCGCAGGACATGGATAAACTCGCCGAGGGTTTGACGCTGGAAATGCTCCCCGAAGGGCTCTACCGCATGATCGCCGAGGCGATCGGGACGGATAACTTCTATAAGCTCGCCGAGGTCGTCGGGGGTACGACGGTTTACATCCCGAAGCCCGAGAGCGTCACCCGGCCCGTCCGCGACGCCCGCATCAAAGAGGAGTTCAACGGCTACAATCACCCGGAGCTCGCCCGGAAGTACGGCGTCACAGAGCGATGGGTTCGCCGGATTTGCGGCCCAGGGCAGACGGAGGGGCAGATCGACATCTTCGACTATTTCAACGACCCGGGGCAGGAGGACGACGAGCTCCTCCCGTGAGCGGCAACTCTTAGAACTGCTTCGTATATAAGTTTCCGGGAACGGGATTTAAGATAAGAGTACAAGCTATAGCTTGTACTCTTATTTTTTGTCCAAAGGAGGCAGACACACATGAACATGGAACTCATCCAAAGCGCAGCGAGCGACGCTCTTGTCAACGTCGTTCTCGCGGTCATCGCCCTGGCCGGGGCCTACGCGGTGTACTACATCCGCCTGGGCGCGGCCAAGCTCAAGGAGCAGACGGCGCAGATCAAGGACGAGGCGGGCCGGAAGGTGCTCGAGGACGCCCTTGATGACGTCGTCAACCTTGCGACGGTCTCGGTGGGGGCGATGGAGCAGACCACGGCGAAGGCGCTCCGGGACGCGGTCAAGAGCGGCAAGGCAAGCCGGGAGGAGCTGCTCGCCCTGGGGAAACAGGTCTTCGACGAGGTAAAGGCGGCGATCAGCCCCCAGGCGCAGAAGGTCATCACCGACAACCTGGGCAGCTTCGACAAGTACCTCACCGCCGTCATCGAGGACGCCGTCCTCAAGGTCAAGCAGGAAGACCCCTATCTCACACTCTCCGGGGAACTGATTAAGGACGCCGCGCCGGAAGACAAGGCCGGAGCCGCCGCGCAGTAAGGAGGGGCCGACATGGACGGAGCGACAATCGCGATGTTCGTCTTTCAGACGGTCATCACGGCGATCATCGGCGTCGCCTCCTGGGGAGTCAAGAACGCGATCGGCGAGATGAAGTCGGCGATCACGAAGCTCGAGGCGGCGGACAAGAAGAACGCCGAGGACATCGCCGCCGTTCGAGGGGAGCTCGGCGACCTCAAAGCCGACCTCCCCCTCATCTACACGACCCGGGAGGATTTCATCCGGGTCTCGAACAACATCGACCAGAAGCTCGACAAGCTCCTATACAGGAGCCCGGCAAAGGAGGGATAAAAGACCATGGCTTTTTTTGACGACATGACGGAGCAGGAGATCCGGCAGAACAAGGCGATCCGGGGCTACATCGTCCGGGCCCTGGCGAAAGGCAATCAGAACTCGCTGCTCGTGCGGCAGGTGACGAACGCGCTTCTCGCCGACAACCTCATCACCGTCCCGGACATCTCGAAGCAGCTCTCCTATTTGGAGGACGGCGGCTACATCGAGTTCACGGACAAGAGGGCGACGGCCTACAACGCATACCGCCGGGACGCCGTCATCCAGCTCACGAAGGCGGGCGTCGACCTCGTGGAAGGCACGAGGGAAGACCCCGGCGTAGATGTCTAAGGGCGAACGCCGGAGGACGCGGATCAGCTCGACGATCGACAAGCTCCCGGACGACATCAAGACGGAGCTCGACGTCCGGCTCGCGGACACGGCCAACACCTACGAAGACCTCTCCGCGTGGCTCAAGGCGGAGGGCTACGAGATCAGCAAGTCGGCGATCGGGCGCTATGCGATCCGCAGCACACAGGCGGCGCAGCGCGTCGCCGAGACCTTGCAGCGGACGCAAGCGATCGCCCAGGCCGTCGAGGCCCACCCCGACCTCGACTACACGAAGGCCGCTTCGATGGTTCTCATGGACGGCCTCATGCAGCGAGTCAGCACGGCGGAAGACGACTTCGCCGAGATGCCTCTCGACAAGGCGGGGCGTCTCATCGCAAGCCTCGCCCGGAACGCAACCTATGAGAAGCGCGTCCGGCAGGACATGAAGAAGAAGGCCGAGCTTGCCTTCGACCAGCTCGAGGCCGAGCTCATGGCAGCAATCAAGCAGCACCCGGAACTCGCCGGGGAGCTGCACGACGTCCTCTCGAGGGCAAGGGAGAAGGTGCTCGACGATGGCGAAGATTGACCTCAAGGACTACCTCGAGAGACTCGAGGAGCCGGAAGACCGGGAGGCCGTCGCGAGCCGCGAGTATCAAAAGGAACTGTTTGAGCAGTACGTCCAGAAGGGGGACAACTTCCCCGAGCTCCGGGCGCAGCTCCTCAAGGAGTACCAGGACGGGGCCGATCTCACGGGCCCCCAGGGTCTACGCCGTAAGCTCGGAGCGTTCGACCTGGGCTATTTTGGCCGGGCCTACCTCCCGCACTACTTCGTCAGACCCTCGCCTCCCTTCCACGAGGAGCTCGACCGGATCTTCCGGGAGGGCGTTATGAAGGGCATGAACCCCAGCACAGACGCGAAGCAAATCAGCCGGGCCAACGGATGCCGGAGGGCAGTCGAGGCCCCGCGTGGACATGCCAAGTCGACGAACTTCACCTTCAAGGACTCCATACACTCGGCGGTGTACGCCTACAAGCACTACGAGATCATCCTCTCGGACAGCTCGGAACAGGCGGAGGGCTTCCTCTCCGACATCAAGACCGAGCTCGAGGAGAACGCAGCGCTCCGTGAAGACTTCGGAGAGCTTGAGGGGCGCGTCTGGAAGGCGTCGGTCATCCTCCTATCGAACGGGGTGAAGATCGAGGCCCTGGGCGCTGGGAAGAAGATCCGAGGCAGACGGCACAAACAATGGAGACCCGACCTCATTCTTTGCGACGACCTTGAGAACGACGAGAACGTCAACACCCCGGAGCAGCGGAAGAAGCTCCGGGACTGGTTCTACAAGGCGGTCTCGAAGGCGGGCGACACCTACACGGACATCGTCTACATCGGGACGCTGCTCCACTATGACGCCCTCCTCGCCAACGTCGCCAAGAACCCCGAGTATGAGGCCGTCCGCTACAAGGGCGTCATCTCGTTCGCGACGAACACGGCCTTGTGGGACGCCTGGGAGCGGATCTTCACCGACCTCGAAAACCCGAAGCACAAGGAGGACGCCGAGGACTTCTTCAAGGCCAACGAGGCCGAAATGCTGGAAGGCACCGCCGTCCTCTGGGAAGAAAAGCTCCCCTACTATGCCCTCATGGTTATGAGGGTATCCGAGGGCGAGGCGAGCTTCTCGTCGGAGATCCAGAACGAACCCATAGACCCGGAGAATTGCGCGTTCGCCGAGGAGTGGTTCGACTTCTACGACGACGGGCAGCTCCCCCCGGACTTCTCCGACCCGAAGTTCCTCTTTGTGGCGGCGAATGACCCCTCCCTCGGAAAGAACCGAAAGAGCGACACCTCGGCGATCATCGGCATAGCAAAGGACACCTCGACGGGCTACATGTACGTCGTCATCGCTGACATCGCCAAGCGGAAGCCGGACAAGATTATTGAGGACGCGATCGAGGCGTCTCGTCGGCTCAAGCGTGAATACAAGAAGCCCCTCTACAAGTTCGGCGTCGAGACGGTTCAGTTCCAATATTATTTTGCCGAGATCATGCGGCAGAAGTCCGCCGAGATCGGCGAGTACCTTCCTATCGAGGAGATCAACAGCGTCCAGAACAAGGACGCCCGCATCCAGTCCTTGCAGCCCTTCGTCAAGAACGGCTACCTCAAGTTCTCGAAGCGGCACAAGGCGCTCCTTGACCAGATGCTCAAGTACCCTATGGGAAAGAATGACGACGCCCCCGACGCCCTGCAAATGGCCGTCGCCCTGGCCCTCTCGGTCAAGGTCGGGCGTCGACCGGATTACAAATCAGTTTTAGGCCGTGCGATCAAGTTCCGACGCGGGGCCTACTAAAAGGAGGTGGGACGGTTTGGCCGACCAAAGCAAAAATAAGTGGTTCCCGTGGCGGCGGCTCTTGAGGTCTACGCAGACACCGAGACCGGAGACGCGAGAGGTCGCGGTCTCCCAGGTGACGGACAAGTACAGCGAGTACCCCTCGGACGGGCTCACCCCCGTCCGTCTGGCGGAGATCTTCAAAGAGGCCGACGCGGGAGATGTGCTCCGGCAAGCCGAGCTTTTTGAGGAGATGGAGGAGAAAGACCCGCACCTCTTTTCCCAGCTCCAAACGAGAAAGAACGCGGTCACGGGCCTCGACTACGAGGTCATCCCGTTCGACTCGGACGACCCGAGAGACAAGGAGATCGCCGAGTTCGTAGAAGCGCAGATCGGCGGGATCGAGGGGTTTGAGGATGTCATGCTCGACCTCCTGGACGCAATCGGCAAGGGCTTCGCGGTCTCTGAAATTATGTGGAGCTATGACGAAGGGCACGTCGTTGTCGGGGACATTCGCTCGCGGCATCAAAAGCGGTTCTTCTGGGACACCGTCGACGACTCCTTCAAGGTTCGGACGCAGGACGCGCCGGAGGGAATCCTTCTTCCTAAGAACAAGTTCATAGTACACAAGTACAAAGCCCGCAGCGGCCACCCTTCGCGAGCTGGCGTTCTTCGTGTGGTCTCCTGGATGTACCTATTCAAGAACTACACCCTCAAGGACTGGGTCGCGTTCTGTGAAGTGTTCGGGATGCCGCTCCGGCTGGGCAAGTATCAGCCAGGCGCAAGCGAGGACGACAAGCGGGCGCTCATGCAAGCCCTCGTCGCAATCGGGGCGGACGCGGCGGGCATCTTCCCGGACGGCACGGCGATCGAGTTCGTGAACACCGAGAAGACCAGCTCGACCGACCTCTATGAACGGCTGGCCCGCTATTGCGACGAACAGGTCTCGAAGGCAATCCTCGGGCAGACCTTGACCTCGGACTCGGGCGGCGGCAGCTACGCACAGAGCAAGACGCACAACGACGTCCGCCACGACCTCACCGTCGCGGACTGCAAGGCAATCGCGGCCACCCTCCGGCGCGACCTCATCCGCCCCCTGGTGCTCTACAACTTTGGGGAGGACAAGCGCATCCCGTACCTCCGCTTCGACGCGGAGGAGTCGGAGGATCTCACGCAGACGGCGACCGTCATCGGGACGCTCATCCGGGAGGCGGGGCTCAAGGTTCCGACAAGCTACATCTACAAGAAGTTCTCCATCCCGAAGCCCGAGGGCGACGAGGAGGTCGCCACCCCGCCCGGGCAGACGGCGCAGGGGGCGGGGTTCGGCCCCTTCTCCTTCAAGGCGCAGCCCGGCGAGCCGATCGCGCTCAAGGCCGGGGACGGAGCGGGGCACGGGACGCAAGAGCGCGTCGACCGTCTGGCGGCAGCGGCCACCCGGAAAAGCGCCGGGGCCTTCAAGAAAGCGTTCGGCCCGGTTCTCAAAAAGATTGAGAACGCGGAGAGCCTTGAGGAGCTCCGGGACATGATGGAGGACGAGAAGGCCGTCGCCGAGCTGTTCGGCGAGATGGATGTCTCGGAGGTGGAGGAGCTGCTTCAAAAGGTCATGCTCTACGCCAACCTCGAAGGGAGGGCGGCGGAAGATGGACGACATTGAGGCCGTATTCAACCGAAAGGACATGACCTTCGAGGAGGCCGTCCAGTATTTCAAGGAGCGCGTCCCGGTCACGGCGTCGGTCTTCTACGGTATCGCGGAGAAGTACCGGGGGCTCGCCTTCACAGTGGGCGGCTACACGAAGGCGCAGATCCTCAAGCGGTTCTATGAGGAGATCCTCGCGGCGCTGGAACAGGGGAACCCCCTCTCGGAGTTCCGGCGCAATATGAACGAGTTCCTCGAGGCCGAGGGCTATGAGGGGCTCGACCCGCTGCAAGCCGACCTCATCTTCCGCACCAACATCCAAACGGCCTACAATGTGGGCCACTATGAGCAGATGACAGACCCGGGCGTCATGAAGCTCCGCCCCTACTGGCAGTATGACGCCGTCAACGACGCCCACACCCGCCCGAGTCACCTCGCGATGGACGGGCGGGTCTTCCCAGCAGACAGCGAGGTATGGAATACATGGTTCCCGCCGAACGGGTTCCGATGCCGCTGCACGGTCAAGACGCTCTCAAAGAGACAGGTCGAGGCCCGGGGGCTCAAGGTGGAACAGACAGCGCCGGAGGGCCTCATGCCCGACCCGCACTTCTCGACCAACCCGGCAAAGGTACGCTTCGAGCCCGACCTCAAGGACTACCCCGCGCCGCTTGTGAAGGCGTACCAAAACCGGGAAAAAGAGAACCCGGGCAAATAAGGCCCACAGAGGCCCCAGGAAGGGCCGAGGGGCCGGGGAGTGTAATTCCCGGGGCGCGGCAGGTTCACCCTGTTATAACGCGGAATAACGGCGTTTCCGGGGGCTTCAAGCACCAAGCAAAGGAGACAGGCAGAAAATGAGCGATTTTCTCACCCTAAAGGGGGGCGAAGTGGATGTCGGAGGAGCGCCGGAGGTCATCTCCGTTTTGCCCTTCGGCCATGTCGTGAGCCAGAAGGGAGAGTTCGACGTCGACGAGGAAAGCCTCGCCGCGATGAAGGCGCAGATCGCCGAGCGCGGCGTCGACCTTGTCGTCGACTACGAGCACCAGACCCTAACAGGAGACCGGGCCCCCGCCGCCGGATGGGTCAAGGAGCTGTTCGCCGAGGACGGGCACATCAAGGCCCGGGTCGAGTGGACGCTCCCGGCGAAGCAGTACCTTGAGAACAAGGAATACCGCTACCTCTCCCCGGTCATCACCGTCCGCAAGTCGGACAACAAGGCGACGGGCCTCCACTCCCTCGCCCTCACCAACACCCCAGCGATCGCGGGCATGACCCCGATTGTAAATTCATCCACATTTGAAGGAGGCAAAACCAACATGAACGAACTCATCAAGAAGCTCGCGGCGGCGCTCGGCCTGGGCGAAGACGCGGGCGAGGAGCAGATCCTCGAGGCGCTCTCCGCTTGCATCGAGGAGAACAAAGCCCTCAAGGAAGCCGCCGAGGGCAAGAAGCCCGGGGACGGCAAGCAGCCGCCCGAGGAGGACACCGTCGTCGCGAACAAGGCCGTCTGTGAGCTCCTGGGGCTCAAGGCCGGGGCTCCCGCCGCCGAGGTCGCCGCCGTCATCATGTCCCTCAAGGGCGGCATCGACGGACGCGTCAAGGCCCTTGAGGAGCAGCTCGCCGACCGGGATGCCGAGGAAGCCGTTGAGCTGGCGCTCAAGAGCGGCAAGATCACCCCGGCACAGAAGGAATGGGCCAAGGGCTACGCCCTCAAGAGCCCGGACGGGTTCAAGTCGTTCCTTGAGAAAGCGCCCCAGGTCGTCCCCATGAGCGAGGTCGCGGGCGGCGAGACCCTGGCACTCAAGGGCAAAAAGCCCGACGAGGCGACGATGCTCATTTGCAAGCAGCTCGGCGTGAGCGCCGAGGATCTGGAAAAGTACGGCACGAAGGAGGAGTAACATCATGGCAGCATTGACCAATGTGAGAGACACGTCCGAGCTCGGCGGGAAGTACATCGCCCTCCCTGTCAAGGGCGCGACCACCATCTATCAGGGGGCGATCGTGGCGGTTGATGCCAACGGCTACGCGATCCCCGGCAAGAAGGCCGCAGACCTCAAGGCAGCGGGCCGGGCCGAGGAGACCGTCGAGAACAAGGGCGGGGACGGCGACGCCGTCATCCGCGTCAGCCGGGGAACCTTCGTTTTTGAGAACTCCACCAGCGGCAAGATCACCGCCGCCGACGTGCTGGGCCTCTGCTACATGGAGGACGACCAGACCGTCACCAAGACCGGGACGGGCGCGTCCGTGGCGGGCCTCGTCATCCGCGTGGACGATGAAGGCGTCGCCGTGGAGATGGGCTTCGGCCTCACCGCCCCCGCAGCCGCCGCAAAGTAAAACAGAAGGAGGACAAAGAACATGATTGTAAACCAGCAGACTTTGAGGGGGATTTACGTCGGCTTCAACACCTTGTTCAACAAGGCGCTTGAGGGCGTGACCCCGCTCTACACCGAGATCGCCACCGTCACCCCCTCGACCACGGAGTCCGAGACCTACGCATGGCTCGGCGACATCCCGGGGATGAGGGAATGGATCGGCGACCGCGAGATCCAGAACATCAGCGCGAGCGACTACACCATCAAGAACAAGGACTTCGAGCTGACGATCGGCATTGACCGCAACGCGATCGAGGATGACAAGATCGGCCTCTATAACCCGTCTGTCCAGATGCTCGGCCAGTCCGCAGCAGCCCACCCCGACGATCTCATCTTCAAGCTGCTCGCGGAGGGCTTCTCCGAAAAGTGCTACGACGGGCAGCCCTTTTTCTCCGACGCCCACAAGGTCGGCAAGAAGGCCGTCTCCAACAAGACCACGGCCAAGCTCTCGATGGAGTCCTACATCGCCGCCCGCGCCGCTATGATGAGCCTCACCAACTCGAAGGGCCGGGCGCTGAACCTCATCCCGAATGTGCTCGCCGTCCCGCCCGCCCTGGAAGCGACCGCCCGGGACATCCTGGTCGCCGACTACATCAACGGCACCAAGAACACCATGCAGGGTACCGCGAAGCCCCTCGTCATCCCGCAGCTCGCCGGGCATGACTCCAAGTGGTTCTTGCTTTGCACCTCCCGGCCCATCAAGCCCCTCATCTGGCAGCAGCGCAAGAAGCCGAAGTTCGTCTCCAAGACCCAGGAGACCGACGACAACGTCTTCATGAAGAAGACCTTCCTCTATGGCGTCGACTCCCGAGGGAACGCGGGCTTCGGGTTCTGGCAGATGGCATACGCCGGAGACGGCACCGCCGAAGCCTAAGCCCGGCCAAGCAGACGAAGGGAGGGAACGGCGTGAGCTACAGCACGAAAGAGGAAGTCCGGGAGATGCTCAAGGACGACGCCCTCAACGCGATCATCGGGGACACCTTCATCGAAGACCCCGTCGAGCGTGAGGAGCTCGTCGCACCGATTATTGAAGGCGCGATCGCCGACGCCGACGCGGAGATCGACGGCTACCTCGCCAAGAGGTACGCCGTCCCGCTCTCCCCGGCCCCGAAGGTTATCAACAAGTTTTCAAAGGACATCGCGGTCTATAACCTGTTTTCCCGGATCGGCATCGACGAGAGCACCGACCAAAAGACCTACCTCAACCGCTACAACGCGGCGATCAAGTTCTTTGAGCTTGTGGCCGACGGGAAGGCCTCCATCGGCACGGAAGCCGACGACCCGGCAAGCGCAGCCGCGACCGGGTTCTCGGCGAAGTCAAACACCCGGCTTTTCACCCGGGGCAGCATGAGGGGGATGTAGGTCGTGTATAGCATCCGACTGCAAGGAGACACCGCCGCCCTCCTCCGAAAAATGCGGCGTTATTCGGAGCTTGACAGGAAGGGCCTCAACATCGCCCTCGCCGAAGGCGTCCGGGAGTCTACCCTCGAACGGTTCAAGCAAGGCCGGGGGCCGGACGGCAAGCGGTGGAAGACCTCCATCCGGGCGGCAGAGACCGGGGGCAAGACCCTCATCGACTCCTCCCAGCTCCGCAACTCCATCAAGACGACGGCGGACGCCTCCGGGTTTGCGGTCGGCACAAATGTCAAGCACGCGGCAACCCACCAATTCGGCGACAAGGGCCGCACCATCCGGGCAAAGCGGGCGAAGAACCTCCGCTTCCAGGTGGGCGGACAATGGATCAGCAAGAAGAAGGTCAAGGTCAACATCCCCGCCCGGCCCTTCCTCGGCCTCTCGGACGAGGACATGCAGGAGATCAAGGCCACGACCGAGGAGTTCATCAGGAGGGATGACTAATGCTCTACAAGGAAAGCAAGGAATACCTCCTCGACAAGCTCAAGGCGGCGGGCCTCAAGTCCAAGCCGTTTACCACAGAGAAGGCTCTGGAGAAGAGCCAGGAGTCCCA